GCCGTCCACCGTTGTCGCTAACGCGCGGTACTTGTTCGGTCGCGGCGCAATCGGGACACCCGCGGCCGGTGCCGAGCGGCGGCGGGAAATGATCGCGGATCGGTATCCCATAAGCACACACCAAATGCGGCGTCGGTTTCACAGGGTGATCCCCATCTCGGCGGCCCGTTGGCGCGCCTCTTCTTCGGCTTTGGCGTCGGCCTCGGGATCCCGCCACGCCGCCGGCGTGATCGTGCGGAGTGGCACCTGTCCGAGCCGCGCCCGAATCGCGGCGAGGAGGGCCCTCGCTTCGTCGGGCCCGATGATCGGCCCGGTGGCCTCTGGTGCCGGCTCGGGTGTTGTCGGTGGCGCTTGCACGAACGGCCGATTACTCCCGACCACGCGAAGCGCCTCGGTCAGGCCGTCGTTCGTCCACGGGATCCGCAGGCGCGCGAGCCGGCACTTGAACGCCTCGATCACGTCGGATTCGTGCTCGAAGGTTTCGGCGGCGAGGACATCGCGGAGCACCCGCGTGAGGAGCCGGGCGCCGTCGATCCGGTCGGGCGGTGTTGTTTTTTTACGAGAGTTTTTAGCTCGCGCGCTTTGGCGCGAGGTTCTAGATCTCTCTATAAACATATGGCCCCCCTATAAGAACATCAGGCTTACGAGTAGTAGAGATCCCTCTTTCAGAGACGGAGACGGAGACGGAGACGGAGGGCATTGCACAAGCACTGCTTAAGGAATGCTTGTGCATATGCTCAAGCATGATTTCCCCAGCGTACGCGCGCCGCGCGAGTCGCGCGCGTCACGTAGTTTTTTTGGCGAGCTATGGTCTCCTGATACACCCCTACCTGGGTGTTATTCACTATGAAAGAGCCCTCCACTTTCCAGAAGGGTTTGACCCGCGGCCAGCACCGGCGCCACTCCGACAGGGTCGCGCCCACGGCCCGCCGGATGGCCTCGGGGTCGTTCGGGAGCCGCGCGCCGCGGCGCCACGCCTGGGTGAGCATCTCCCGGTATAACCCGCGCGCCTCCATCGGGAGCAGAAACCCGCGCGACCCGACCCAGCGATCCGTCCAAAACCATTCCGCAATCAATTTCTCACCCGCCGCCATGCGCGCCTCACGGTTGCCGCTGTAAGACTGTTCAGGTTCGGATCCGCCGGTCCGTCACGGCGTCCGTCGTTTCTCGAGGTGGACGCGCACAAACGATTCGAGCGGAATTTTTGCAAACGCGGCGAGCCGGGCCGCCAGCCTGGGCCGGGGCACGAGATCCCCGCGGGCGATGCGTGAAATATTGGCCTGGGAGGTCCCGACTTCGCGGGCGATCGTCGCCTGCGCCACCCCGGTGCCGGCGATATAGGCCGCGAGGGTTGGAAAGCGCACCGAGGGGCGGGGCCGCGCCATGAGGAAAGGGAATATACCCTTACCGTAAGTTATGTGTCAAACAGTATACGGTTATGGTATGCTCCCTATCGCGTGGCCTCGAACAACCTATTCTGGCGCCAATGGCGCAGACCCTCGACGACAGTGCACGTGAGCAGATCAAGACCTGGATCCGATCGACCGGCATCACGCAGACCGCCCTCGCCGCCCACATCGGCCGCAATCAAGCCTGGATGAGTCGCTACCTGAAGGGCGAGTTCAACGCCGACCTCGAAACCTTGCAGCGCATCACACGGATGTTTGGACATGAGTTGACCGCCGCGCTCAATGTGCCGGCGGATCCGGAGGAAGCGACCCTGGTCGCCCTGTATCGGTCGCTTAGCGCGGATGGCCGACGAGTCTTAATGGCGCTCTTGAAGGATTGGACGCGCCCGCGGCGTCGAGGTCGATCGCCAAAGCCATTTCGATAACCTCGAAGAGGGCGCGACGACTCCGCCGCGACAATTGCGTGAGCGCCGCGACCATGCGCGCCTCACGCGGCGTGAGCTGAGCGATGACGGGCGAGCGACGACGCGGCGCGCGCATAGATAACGAAGTCGTAACGGTAACGCTCCATCGCGAGCGGTTCAAGCAAAAAAAGACGCGATACGCTATGAGCGACTGAACCGTTTGTAGGACGTACTTCCTATGGCGTACCGCCGCCCACTGTGATATGCGGGCGGCGTATAGCGTGATTCAGGCGCGAACTGCCACGACGGCCCTCTAACGGCGTTTGATCCCCAGGTGCCAGAGCGCCAGTAACCCGACCAGCGCGCACACTAGGAACACGCCCGGCGTCACTGATCTTTCGATTCGCCCGCAATGATCCGCCGCAGCACGTCCTCGAGCGAAAAGCGGACGGTGCTCGCCGTCACCGTGAACCGCGGCGCGAGCCGGCGCGCGAGATCAATCTGGTCAATCGTGACCTCTTGAATCGTGAGCGTCTGGTTCAGGTGCTGCGAGGGCAGATTGATGCGGACGGGTTTCCCTGATTTCGTTTTCAGATCCCGCGTCGCATAACTGACCGTGACGATCGGCCGCGCGAACAGCGCCAGATCCGCTTCGCAGCGATCGATCAACGACGCCTCGCCGCGCCGAGTATCGGTGATCAGATATTCGACGACCCCGTCTCCGCCCGTGCGCGCGGCGTGCTCGACCTGCGCCGCCACGTCGTCGCGTTGAATCCACAAGTGGATCGCCGCGCCTTTATAGAGCTGCCGGGTGACGCCCGTGACGCCGACCAGCATCGGCGCGGGGATCGCCTGACTCCCGAACAGGATCGGCGTCGAAATCGCGCCCGGCCCCGAGGCCGGCAGCCCGGTCAAGGTCGATCCCGCTTTCCCCGTATAGCGCACGACCTGGTTGCCGGCGATTTCCACCCACCCGCCCGTGTCGCGGAAGGGCGCACTGCTGGCGACCGGGAGAATCGGCGCGCCGGGGTTCACCTGCCCGGCCGGTTGCGCCAGGCCGGAGGTGTCCTCCGTGGGCGCATGGGCCAGCCCGAGCGATGCATCGGGGATCGTGTCCAGGAACGTCCCCGCCGCCGCGCCGGTCTGCCGGTACAGGAAGCGCAGATCGCTACTACCGACCGCCGTGCGGAAAATCTCGATGTACGTGACGGTCGCCGGCCCGCCTTCAAACGTGACCGCGACGCGATTGGAAAACGCCGTGGAGGCGCCGAGCGACCCGGCGCCGAGCGCGCTGTTCGGGATCGCATCGACGTAGCTCGTCTGCGTGTTGTTCGCGATCGTCGTCACCAGGCGGAACCCGCCCGCGCCATTGAAGCGGCGATAGAGCGCGCGCGCCGTCGTGCTCGCCGGCCCGATCGGGATGTTGCTCACCGGGATCACCTGCACTGCGGTCCCGGTCGTGTTCGCCACGGGCGGCGGCCCGCCCAGGCTCGCGGTCGGCGTCACGTCGGTGTACGTGGTCTGCGTGTTCCCGCTGATCGTCGTCACGAGCTTGAGCGCTTCGCTGGTGTTCCGATGCCGGCGATAGAGTTTGCGGGCCGTCGTCCCGTCCGGCCCTGTCTGGATGTTGCGGATCGGGAGCCGGTTGTACGGTTCCGCCGTCGTGTTGACCGTGGGGGGCGGGGCGCCGCTCAGGATCGACGCATCGGCGGCCGTGTCGAAATAACTGGTCAGGGTGTTATTGCTGATCGTCGCGATCAGGTGCGCGCCAGCGGACCCCCCGAACCCATTGAAGCGGTAAATTTTTCGCCCGGTCACGCGCGGATCGGAATGGATCGGGATCGGGACCGCGACCGCGGTATACACGTTCCCCCCCCCGCGCATATCCGCGAACAACGACGCCCCCGGGGGCGTTTCGCCGCGCGTCGTCGTCACGGTGACGTAATAGGAATAATTCGCAGAGGTCAGATTGCCGCCGAACGTGCCGAAGATGGTGCCGCCCACGCCGCCCGGTTCGACGGGATTGGACAGCCCTGTCGTTTGGCCGTTCCCACTCGCGACCGCGCCGATCGACGTTTCCCCCTGCGCGTTCACGAACGTCACGCCGTATTCAAAGGCGCCATCCTCGATCCCCGTCCCAACGAGCGCGGGATCCGCGATGGGCGCCTCGGACAGCGGGAGCTGTCCGACCGCCGCCGAGGTCACGACGTAATTGCTGATCGGGCTCGGCAGCGTTTCCCCGACGGTCGTCACGAAGGCCACGACGTATTCGTGCGTGCCTTCATCCGCCCCGCCGCCGGCCGTCGGCGTCCCGGCCGTCGGCGCGGTCGTCGGATCGGGCACGTAGCCGACCGTGATCCCGGCGCGCGGCCCCGGCAGCGTCCGATCGTTGCCGGCCGGCCCGGTCACGTAGACATAGGCATACTCGTGATAGCCGCTTTCGATCCCCGGCGTGCCCGCGGCCGCCGGCACCAGCAGCGGCGCGTTGCCCGGCCGCGTCCCCGGCCCCACGAGCGTGCCGTTCGTGCGGAGCTGCACGCTCGCATAGGCGAGCTTTTCCGACTGCGCGCCTTCCGGCGTCACGCTCGCGATCATCGTCCCGCCGAGCGGCGGGAACGCAACCCCGTCCTGCACCGGGATCAGGGTTTCCCCCGGCAGGATGTCGGAGGGAATATTCTCCCCGTAGCCCTTCCCGTAGACGCGCGTCCGCAACTGCGAGGCGTCCGTGTTGACCGTGATCGACGGGTCGTTCAGCGGCGGGTGCGCGAGATCGACCGGGTCGGGCGGCTCGGCGGTGTCGGTCAGGAACAGGTACACCGTGCCATCTTCGATCTTGCAGTAGCCGCCGATCGCGTTCGCCAGGCGGGCGAGGCACGCAATGAACAGGTCGGCCCCGTCGAACACGATCGACACCGTCGGGAGGTTCGCCGCGATCCCGCCCGACCAGAACCCCGGCGCATACGTCGCCGTGATCGTCTGCGCGATCGTCGTCGCCGAGGTGTTGAGCCAGGCGCCGAACGGGCGCCGGGCGTTCGCGCGGCCCGTGTCGTCGATCGCGGTCACGGCCCAGGCGAGGTACTTGGGTTGCAGCGTGTACGTCTGCTCGACGGTTTGCACCGCCCCGGCGAACAGGAGCCGGCCTGGCGACCCGACTTCGATACGCACCATCTGCCCGACCGCCGGCGCGTCCCCTTCGATCACGAGCGAGCAGGTACTTGGCGCGTCGTTCAGGATGTCGTGAATGGTCAGGCCCTGGACCCGGACCCGCGCCGTGACATCTTGATTGCCGATCGCGATCCCGACGCCGTACCGCCGGGGGATCGTCAGGGTGCTGTGGGTCGAAAACGAGAGCCCGGATTTGGCCTGGAAGGGGACGCCGACGAAATTCGCGACCGTGGAAAACCGCAGACCGGCCGCGGCCTGCAGGCGGGCCCGCGCCGTCAGTTCGCCGGCCGTGCTGAAGGACAGCGCGGCGGCGACACTGAACAGCGAGGTTTTACGGATCGCGCCCGCGAACGGCCCCGCGCCGAAATACAGGGCCCCGAACATCTCAGCTCACTTCAAACGTGATGTTGAAATAGATGCTCGTCGTGTTCGTGCTGGCGCTCCAGGCCGTGCCGCCGGGATCGCGCAGACAGCCCAACGTCCCGCTGCCCGCGGTCGTCAGGATAAAGCCGAGCGTCCAGCCTGCGCCCGCATTGTTCACATACGCGACCTGGGTCGCGGTCTGCGCGGCGACCTTGCCGCCCGGGATCGCGATCGACAGCGTGGAACTACCGGCCGCGACCGATGTGGACGCGATCACGGCCTGCAGGATCATGGTGTTGCCGATCAGCGTGTAGCCGAAGCGGGCCTGGTCGCCCGCTTCCACCGTCCAGGCGCCCCCGCTGCCCGTGTAATTCCCGGCGTTGTACGGGACCGCGGTCCAGTGCCCGAGCGGGACCGTCCGCAGCTTTTCATACAGATCGCCCGTCGCCTTGAAATGCCCGCCCGCCCGGATAAATTGCGCGGCCAGCGGTTGATCGCCGCCCGCGTCCGTCTTCGGCCAGACGTACAGATCGGGGCCGTAGGAATTGAGCTGCCAGTTTTTCCCATCCGCGCCGGCCAGGGGATTCTGCAGGACGAGCGAGGGCTGCACCGTTTGCTGGACCGTGAAGACATTAGCCGCGGCCAGCAGCGCGGCCTGCGTTTCCACGTCGGTCAGCGTCTTCGCCGTGATGCTCGCGGCGATCAGATCCCCGACGACGATCGCCCGCGCCGTCGTCCCTTCCTGCGCCCGCACGATCGTCAAGGTATTCGTCGTCACACCGGTCACGCGGACAATTTCCGCATTCGCGGGAGTCGGGAGGGCCGTCCCGGGCCAGACGGTCGCATTGAACGGGGGCGCCGGGAAGCGGACGCCTTCGCCGGCCGTGACGATCAGCGACAGCCCGGTCCCCGGCGGGGACGGGGCCGTCGCGACCGCGGACAGTGCCAGATTTTTGTGAACGTCAAACGCCATCAGCCGACACTGATGCTCAAGGCATCGACCGCGAAGGACGGCGCCGGGTCGCCGCTGATGACCGGCCGCGCCGTGACTAACAGATCCCAGACGAGCAGATTGCCGGCCGTCGCGGCATCGAAGAGCCCGAACGCCGTCACCGTGCCCCAGTTCGCCGTCGGGACCGCAAACGTGATCGCGACCGCGTTTCTGGTCGTCCCGTCGCCCGCGACCGGCGCCCGCCAATTCGCATCGGACGGGGGCAGGTTGACGCGCGCGTAGGCCCCGCCCGTCACTTCGGCCCCGCCCCCCGCATCGGTCGGGGCGCTGGTGAACAGCGCGACCCACAGGGCCGCCGGTTTCGCCATCGTCGCGGTTCGAAACAAATGCCCGACCAGGAGCCCTTCTAAGTAGTCACTCGCTTGCTGGGTTCCCATGTGTCCCTCTAGGCCGTACTGAGTTGCGTGCCGGCGCGGACGGTTCGCAACACCATGTCCGCGACCTTACGGGCGAGGGCCTCCATGTCGCCGCCGCCCGAAATATTGAACGTGTTGTTGACGGTCGTCGCGCCGCCACCCCCGCCGCCGCCCGTGCCGAACACCTGCGCCGCCAGCGCGGCGGCGTTCTGCTGCAGGCCGATCGTCGGCGTCCCGCGCGTCCCCGCGTATTCGCTGTACAGCGCGTTGACCTTGTTCTGGTACTCCATCATCTTCCCGAATTCGGCCTGGACCGCGGAGGAGGCCGCCCTGGCCGGTTCCACCATCACCGAATCCAGCCGGCCGAAATGCGTGCTGATCCCGTTGATCATGTCGGGCACGATCGAGCCGCCGACGACGGCGTGGTACATGTTCTGAAAAAAGCCGGTCACCGCGTCGATCGGCGCTTTGACCGCCGCGACGACGGCCGAGAATTTATCGAGCAGCCAGAGCTTGATCCCCTCGTACAGTTTCTGCGTATACGCGACAATCTTGTCCCAGTTCAGGATCACGAGCGCGAGCAGCGTCCCGATCGCAATCGCGATCCCGACCGGCCCCGTAAGGATCCCGATCACCGCTTTCGCCGCCGTCATAATCCCCGTGATCGCCCACGGCTGCGACAGGAGCGTCCCGAGCTGCGCGAGCGAGCCCAGGAGCGGGATCGTGTCCTTCCCGATCGCGACGATCGCGATCCCCGCCGATCGCACGGGCTCGGGCAGAGCGTTGAACACGCCCAGCAGCGTCGTCATCGTTTCGACGATCATCTGGCCGCCCTGCTCGTGAATATTCGAGAACTGGTTATTCAGGTTCGCCATCTGCCCGTTAAACGTCTTGAGCTCGTTCTGCGCGGCCGGCCCAAGCTTGGTATTCAGCGCCTCGAGCATTTCCGTCGTGGTCATCCCTTCGGTGTAGGCCTCGCCGAGGATCTTTTTGAGGCGCCCGAGCGACTCGCCGCCGGATTCAATCGCCTGGGACATCATTTTCGCGGCGGCATTGACATCCGTTTTCATGAACGCCGCGAGATTCGTGGCCGCCTCGAGCGCCAGGTGCATTTGCTCCGGCCCGACCTGGCCCATCGTCGTAAAGGTCGCCTGCGCCGCGATCACCGCTTCATCGGCAAAGCGCGTCGTCCGCTGAAATTCCGCGGCCATATCGGCATAGGCCTGGGTCACCGCGGGCGTCGCCTGCCCGCTCGCCTGCAGCGCCGTATTCAGGCGCCCGACGGCGTCCTGTTCCTCGGTGAACGCCTGCACGAACACCGAGCCGGCGGCGACCGCATCCTGGCCGACGCGCGCGAGCTGCCGCCCGAGTTGCTCGGCGTTTTTCTGGAGCTCCGTGAGCCCGCGATCGGCCGCCGGGCCCATCTCCATCGCGGATTCCTGAAACCCGGTCAGGGCCGCCGTGGCCGTTTTCGTCGCGTCCATGAAGGACGAAAAATCCGCGATCAGCGTGGCGGTGAGAGCCATCGGGTTACCGCCGCGCGGCGGTGCGCTCCTGTTCCTCCACGAGGTACGCGATCAGCGCCTCATAGATCGGCTCGGGGAGCTCCTGCACGTCGGGCCAGGTCCAGTTCATGACGCGACAGAGGTCAAAATCTTGTCGGGTGCGGTGAAGGACGGCCTCGTTTTTTTTTCCGCGTCGAGCGCGAGCTTCATCAGCGCCTGGTGCGTGATGATCGCCGCCTGGAGCTCCATGTACACCTCGGTCGGGAGCTGCTCGAGGATGCCCCGCACGAGCGCCGGCGGCTGCGCGCGAATCCCGAGCGGGCGCCCGTCGAGATCCTGGAAACTCCAATCGACCAGATAGGCGAGCACCAGCGCGATCCCCCCGCTCACCGGATCGAGTTCGGGGGTCGCCACCTCGCCCGGGACCGTCGGCGCCACGTACTTGATCGCGGCCCGTTGCATGGCGAACGACTCGCCCGCGGTGAGATACCGCTTCACGATCACGGTGTCCCCGCTCGCGAGCGTGAGCGTCTCGACGCCGGGTTCCCGCATCACGATCGACATGTCAGCCTCCGACCAGCACCGGCGCGCCGAGCCGCGCCTGGATCTGCGTCCCCGTCACCGTCACGGCCTCCACCGGCCAGCGTCCCACGCGTGTCACGAATACGAGCGGCGTCTGCGTGAGCAAGTAGGGATTGCTCTCGGTGATCGTGCCCGTCACCGTCCGCGCCCGCAGGGTGAGCACATAATTGGTCACGATCGCCGCGGTGTGATACGCGTATGTGATCTGCCCGCGCGCGCCGGCAATCGTGCCCGGCTCGGCCATTTACGCCGCCGCCGGCTCGAGGGTCCACGGGCCCGCCGCGACCCACGTTCCGCTCATCGTCACCGCCCCATCCGCCGGGCACTCAAGGCCCGCCGACAGGTACGCCAGCCCCTTGAATTTATGGGTCGCCGTGATCGTCGAGGGCACGAGCTCGAGCATCACCGGCACGTCGCCGAGCGCCACCCGGATCAAGTCGGGCGACAGATCCTCATCCCACACGCCTTTGATTTCGCCTTCCACGTTCGCGAGGCCGAGCACGTATTGCTTGTTGGTGTCTCCGAAGCACGTCACGTCCTCTTTGTCGCGATCGAGGTCGATCGTCCAGCTATTGACGGCGCCCACCGCGGTCGTCGTCGCGCCCCCCGTGGGGTCCATGAGAATCTGTCCCTTGCTGCCGTGTCGTCGGGCCATAAGTACCTCGTAATTAGCTGGTGGGATAACTCCACAGTTCGTATTGCCCGCCTTCGTGTTGCCAGGTCGCGTTCGTGATCCGATCGACCTCCGGCAGGCGCAAGGGTTCGATGCAGTGACAGAGCATCGCGGTATAGCCGGCCGCCGTCAGGTCGAGTTCGGCGTGATGGAGCAGGGCGTGAATCCGCGCCGCCGCCTGCGCCGCCGTCGTGGCCGCGGTGTGCCGGAGGACGGCTTTCACGAGATAGATCGCCTGCTCGTACAGCGTGTACTCCGTTGTCGCATCCTGCGCCGGGCGGATGCTGTGATCCATCCGAGCCACGATCACGAACGCCGTCGAATCCTGCGGCGCCACGCTGTACCAGACACCGTCGGGGCAGAGCGCCTGCAGCGCGGCATCACTGGCGAGCCGGGCGATCACCGCCGCATCCACCAGGCTCACGTCGGCCATTACGCCCCGTCCACCTGCAGGCCCGTCGTGCGGACGTGATCCACGACCGCCTTGATGAAGGCCGCGCGCCCGCGCCGCTGCGCCGGCACCACGACCGGCCGCGGCGCGGTGTGGGCGGTGCCAAACTCGACCGCCATCGCATAGGGCGCGGTGACGGCCACTTGCGCGGCGACCGCCGCGGGGCCGGGCGCGGTGATCGGGGCGATCTGGACACTCGCGCGCAGCGTGCCCGTCACGACGGGCAGCGCGGCCCGGATGTTCTCGGCCATCTGATCGGCCTGCGTGCGGGCGATCGGCCCGGCCGCCGCCACCAGCGCCCGCACCAGGCCGCCCAGTTCCTCGGCGAGCTCGGTCACGCCGCCGAGCCGCATCTCAGTTGGCATCGGTGATCTCGGTACACAGGAGGATCAGATCGACGTGCCGCTGTTCGGGATCCTGCACGCTCTGCACCTCGAAGGCGCGCCCCTCGAAGGACAGGCGCGTTTCCGTCGTGACGCCGGGGTGAAAATCACCGCGCACCAGGTGCAGCTCGGTCGTTTGCAGCGTGCTGCCGGCCGCGAGGCGTTCGAGATCGCGCGCCGTGGCCGCCGTGATCGCGGCGTACCACGTCGGCGGGTCCAGCGGCGTCCAGGCTTCCGTGAACCCGCCCAGGCCGTCAGGCACCGGATCGCCGGGCTGCTCGAGGGTCACGAGGTGCCGCTGATCGCCGCGCGCCATCAGGCCACCGTCGGATCGCGGTAGGCCGCGAGCAGGTCGTAAATCTTCGGCCAGGGTGACGGCACGCTCCCATCGCCGCGGTCCTCGTAGTAATAGGCCGTCAACAAGTGGATCGCGTGCGTGACGGGCGCGGGCGCCGTCGCGGCGGTCCAGGTCGGATCGGCGCCGACGTTGAGCAGCGCGAGGATCGCCTCTTGCGCGGTGTCGAGTTTCTGTTGGATGTCGGCGTCATACGCGGTGCCGGTGATGTGCAAATGCACCTTGGCCTGATCCACGGTCCAGAGCGGCGGCAGCGTGACGCGCGAATACTCGAGCGTCATACGACCGCCTCGGGCTCGGCCGCGACCGCGGCGGGCGCCGGGTCTGGCGCCTCGGCCAGGATCGACAGCGGCATATTTTGCTGTTGCAGGTACGGGAGCTCACCGCCCGGCACCGGCCCGAGCCCGTAGTACGTCGCGCGCACTTCGTTCGGGGACATCCCCGACACAATCGCGCCCTTCGCCGCCGTGGTGCGCGTGGCGGTGTCCATCCAGATCAGCAGGGTGTCGTCGAACTCGAGCTTGAGGTAGTTCGGGAGCTCGAGCCCATACCCGAGCGTCGCCGCGATCGCGGTGAGGTGCGGCTCGAGGCACTGCGACTTGTATTGGAGCTGTGACGCCTCGGCGTTGGCGTAGGGCGGCTGTTTGCTCGAGTTCAGGATCGAGATCGGCATGCGGAACACCGCCGCGACCTTTTCCTCGGTCCAGCCCAATTGCGCGATCAGTTGCGAATCCGCCGCGCTGTTGGTCGTGACGGCCTCGTACTTCATGCCCTGCTCGGCCACCAGGATCGAACCCATCTTGAACGCCTCGACCTCGGCCTTGACGCGCGCCGCCGACAGCGGATCGAGTTTGGTCGGCGCGGTGAGCACGCCGGCCGGGCGGCCGCCCTTCGCGAAATAGCTCGTCGAGCTCGCTTGGATCGCTTGCGCCTGGGTGACGGCGCCGGCAATCGCATAGAGCGGCGGGATCCCCATCAGCGGATGGAACACGCAATTAAACCGATCGTGAATGATCTCGCGCGCCGGGATCACCGTCGGGGGATTGTCGGTCGCCACGCCGGCGAGGTCGTCCCCCTGGAGCTCGTAGTACACGCTCCCGTCGGGCGCCACGAGCACCCGCACGCGGCCCGGTGCCAGCGGGTAGAGCTGATTCACCACGCCGCGCTCGTCGCGGCCCTTCAGGATGTACGCGTTGCCGTAGAGCAATTTCGAGAGCATCCATTGCTCGAAAAACTGTTGCGGCGTCTGGTAGCGGTTCGGCCGGCGCAGGACCGGCGTATAGGCGGAATTGTCGGTATCAAACCAGAACCCGTGCTCGTCTTGCTCGAGCAGGAGCGGCGGCGCAATCTTGCCGATGTCGGCGCTAATCCCCGAGACACACCCGAACACGCTCGGGTTCGACATCGCGGTATCGGCGGTGATCGGATCGTTGTTTTGCCAGGCGCCCGTGTAGGGTTCCCGCACCACCGGCCACCACCCGCCGCTCGACGGCGCCGGCGGGCGCAGGCCCGCCGCCGTCGCCTTACGCTCGAGGGTGAGCTCGTAGCCGAACACCTGCACGGCGCTTACGCCTTCCGGGTCGTCTGGCCGTTCGTGTCCATCGCGGCCGCCGACGGGCCCGGCCACGCCGCCGCCGTGAGGTACTTCACCGAATTGGTCCCAATGCGCTTCCAGTTGATGTATTGCTCGGCGCGCAGGGCGACCGCGTTCATTTGAAACATCGAGGCGTACACCGTGGTCGCGTCGACGGGGGACGCCGGCGCGCTATCCATTTGCAGAGAGGCCTCGGTCGAGGCGTCGATCGTCACGCCGCCATCGTCGGCGAACAGAATCAGCGCCGGTTGCAGGGCGATCACGTTGGTGGTCACGACGTTGCTGGTAATGAACGTCAGCCCTTTCCACGAGCCGCCGCCGGTGCCGATCCCTGGGAATTGCGGCGAGCCGTCCGAGTTCATGCGGAACGACAACGCGAGCGCGTTCGCCGGCGAGAGCAGGAAGGTGAGGCCGTCGACGGGAATGTTGTTCGTGGTGAAGTGGTTGATCAGGCCCATCAGATCCGCCCACGGGCTTGCGGTCGCGGCCGCCGACGGCGCGCCGTTCGTGATCGACGCCGGGTTGACGCCCGTGACGGCCGCCACCGCCGGATTGATAAACTGGGCGTCGACATACGCGGCAATGTCCTTCACGAGGCTGTCACGCACGACCCGCTCGGCCGAGGGATTAGAGAACCGCACGAGCTCCTGCGACAGGACGCAAATTGCCGCGACCTTCGCCCACCCGAGGCTTTCCATGCTGAACGCCATCGCGGTCACGGGTTTCGGTTTCAGTTCCCCCACCCAGGACACCGTGCCCCCGCCGGTCTGCGCCGGGACATTCACGTTGAACGGCACGTTGTAGAGGCCGGGAATTTTGCCCACGATCGTCGCGGCCCGCAGGAGCGGCAGGAAATCCGACGTAATCGACGGGTTCACGAGCGGTTTCGCCCAGGTCGCGTCGGTGGTACTGCCGGCGCCGACGGCGGCCTTGAGCGCGAGCGCGACCTCGGGGGTCGAGTCGTTCCACCGGGCGGCGGCATAGCT